AAGATAATCAATATGATAGATTTTCAGTTCAACAAGGAGTTCAACCTGTTTATGACGTAATCACAACTGGAATGCCAAACTATACAGATGTAACTTATGAATTTGTATTGTGGACTAATTTTATTGAACAAATGAATCCATTAGTGGAATCTTTTGTCGACCAATCACATACTTATTGGGGTGGTGGAACAAATAACAAATTCTTATGTACAATTGATAGTGTATCAGACGCTTCAGAAATGAATCAAGATGGTGAAAGATTTATTAAATCAACATTTACTGTAACATCAAAAGCTTATTTATTACCAGAATACTTAAATTCAGTAATTACAAATAAAGTATCTAATATGAAAAAATTCACAACCACATCAAGAATTAGTTTTGGATTTGAAGGTGATGCAACAGACGAACAAGTAGGAAAATAAATCACTTGTTTTAAAAATTTATATATATTTATATATGAAACATTAATTAATGGAGGTTATAATGCCAGAAGAAGTAAAATTCACAGAAGATGAACTTAAACAAGTTCAAGACATACAGGCTAATTATGTAAATGTTCAAAACCAATTTGGACAATTAAAAATGGCTCAAATCAGATTAGATAATCAAGAAGTTGAATTAGAAGATTCTTTGAAATCAATTCAAGATGAAGAAAAGAAATTTCTTGATGGAATTACAGATAAGTATGGTCAGGGAACTTTAAATCCTGAAACAGGTGTGTTCACACCAAATAAATCTGAATAATATAAAAAAAAATTATCGTTTGAGGTTTTAATCATATATTTATATATGAATAATACTAATGCGCAAAAATAGTATTTACCTCAAATTAAAAAGTTAACTTAGGAGAAATTCAATGGCCGAAAAAATTATAAGTCCTGGTGTATTTACGAATGAAATAGACCAGTCTTTTTTACCTTCCGCTGTCGCTGATATTGGAGCTGCAATTATCGGACCAACCCTTAAAGGTCCTGCAGGAATCCCAACCGTTGTTACATCTTATTCTGATTTCCAAGCTAAATTTGGAGATGTAGTTACAAGTGGTTCAACAAAATATCAGTTTTTAACATCACATGCAGCTGAAGAATATTTAAAAAATTCAGACACATTAACTGTTGTCAGAATTATGGACGGAACATTTGGACCAGCAACAGCTAGTGTAGATTCATCAACAACTACTGGAACTACATTTGCATCTGCTTCATTAAAATTTGTACATGTTCCAAGTGGTTCAAGTACAGGAACACCAAACGAGATAACAATTGGAAGTGTTGACTTCACATTTGTGTCTTCATCAGTTGGGTTGACATCAACATCAACACAAATATTTGTTCCAACTGCTGGTAGTGATAATACTGGTACATCAACAACATCTTCAGTAATGGAAGCATTTAGAGATGTTATTAACAATAGTTCATCATTACATGGTTTAGCACTTAGTGCTTCACTAAAAACAGATAAAGCTTTAGTGACACTATCAGGTTCATCTGCAGGTGTTGCATCTAACTTGACAATAACTACTGGTTCAGGTGGTGAAGTTGCTGGTTATGTTGCTGCTGGTGGTCAAGCTGATGGTAATACATTTACAGATACAGCTGTAAATGGTAATGGATTTAATACACAAGGTGGTATATCAGGAACTACATCTACAACATCATTTGTTTTAAAAACAATTGCTGATGGTTCAATAATGAATAATGCAGAAGCTACTTCTGGAACAAATAATATTCTAACAAGTGGTTCAATTCACAATATTAGATATGAAGTTTCAAATGTAAATAATTCAAGAGGAACATTTACATTATTGGTTAGAGCAGGTAATGATAATCATAAGAGAAAACAGACTTTAGAGACATATAATAATGTATCTTTAGACCCTAATTCTGTTAATTATATTGGTAGACAAATTGGTGACCAAAGACAGACATTTAGAACAGATGATGGGACTTCTTATTTACAATTAAGTGGTTCATATCCAAATAGGTCTAGATTTGTAACTGTTGAATCTGTTAACAATACAGTTGATTATTTAGATGAAAATGGTGGTGTTAGAGTGGCAGCTGCTTCTGCGTCTTTACCAACTGCTGGTAGTGGTTCACTTAATGGTGGTTTCGGTGGAGGAACAGATGGTAGAAGTGGTTTTGATGCTTTAGGTAATCAAAATGGTGATATAGGTGCTGCTGTTAATTTCTATGAAACTATCACAGACTCAAATTCACAAGGTTTTGATTTATCAGACCTTACAAATGCTGATGGTGGAAGTGCTTATAAAGAAGCATTAGATTTATTAGCTAACCAAGATGAATATGATATTAACTTGATATTAATGCCAGGTGCTATTGATGAAGTTCATAATGCTGTAACAGGTAAAGCTATAGATGTTTGTGAAGATAGAGGTGATACTTTCGCAATTATCGACCCAGTTGCTTATAATTCTACATTAGCTGCAGCTACTGCTAGAGGTGATGCGAGAGATTCAAACTTCGCAGCTATGTACTGGCCGTGGGTTAAAGTACCTGATTCACAAGTTGCTGGAACTCAAAGATGGGTGCCACCATCAACAGTATTAGGTGGAATATATGCATTCAACGATAGAGTTGCTCACCCGTGGTTCGCTCCTGCTGGATTGAATCGTGGTGGAATCACAACTGCTATACAAGCTGAAAGAAAACTAACTCAAGGTAATCGTGATAGTTTATATGATAGTAATATCAATCCAATCGCAACATTCCCTGGACAAGGGGTGACTGTATTTGGACAAAAAACATTACAGAAAAAATCAAGTGCTCTTGATAGAATAAATGTAAGACGATTATTAATCAGAGTTAAGAAGTTTATCGCAAGTTCTTCAAGATTCCTTGTATTTGAACAAAATACAGCGGCTACACGAAGAAGATTCTTAGGGATTGCTAATCCATTCTTAGAACAGATTCAATCACAAAGTGGATTGAGTGCGTTTAGAGTAGTGATGGATGAAACGAATAACACACCTGACACAATTGATAGAAATCAATTAGTTGGACAATTATTCTTACAACCTACAAGAACTGCTGAGTTTATTGTATTGGATTTCACAATACAACCAACTGGCGCTTCTTTTCCAGAGTAATAGTTAGTCAAAATAACTAAATTAAAGGGATTTATTTAAATATAAATCCCTTTTTTTTATAAATTTTAATATTTATATATGAAAGTAAAGGTTTAAGTACTTAATAGGAGAAACGAAATGCCTGAATTATTAGAACCACAAGATATAATGTTTACCCCTTTTGAGCCAAAGCTCAAAAATAGATTTATTATGCAAATTGACGGAATCAACGCATATTTAATTAAGACGATTAATCGTCCTCAAATTGATTCCGATGAGGTAGTATTAGAACATATGAATGTAACGAGATATGTTAAAGGTAAGTCAAGGTGGCAACCTTTAGAAGTTACACTTTATGACCCAGTTGTTCCATCAGCTGCACAACAAGTAATTGAGTGGATTAGATTACACCACGAATCAGTTACTGGTAGAGATGGATACTCTGATTTTTACAAAAAAGATATTACATTTAACCTTTTAGACCCAGTAGGTGCTGTGGTAGAAGAATGGGAATTAAAAGGTGCGTTTATTCAATCAGCTAACTTTGGTGATTTAGATTTTGCTTCATCAGACCCAGTTGAAATATCAATGACATTAAGATATGATTACGCAATACTTAAATTCTAATAAATACTTAAACTAATATATGAGAAAACCCTTGAAATAAAAATCGAGGGTTTTTTTATTTTATATATATTTATATATGGAGATGTTAAAATGAAAACAACATTTGAAGAAATAATAGACATAGTTTTAGAACACGAAGGCGGTTATGTGAATGACCCTGACGATGCTGGTGGTGAAACCAAGTATGGAATCGCTAAAAGATGGTATCCGAATGTGGACATTAAAAATCTTACCAAAGAACAAGCTAAAAAAATCTATCATACAGACTATTGGAGACGGGGTAAGTGTGATGATGTTCCTCCACAATTAAGACATATATACTTTGATATGTGTGTTAATTTCGGTAGAAGAGGAGCTGTTAAGGTTTTACAACAAGCTGCTAATTCTAAAAATAGAGATAAAATTGAAGTAGATGGTGGATTGGGACCAGCTACATTAAATGCTGTACAAAACATCTCATTAGATAGAGTAAGAGCATACAGAGTTTTAAGATTCGCAAACATAGTTATAGATAAACCAAATCAAGAGAAATTTTGGTTAGGTTGGTTTAGACGAGCATT